GCAGATGTTCCTTGAGCCCAATTATAGGCTTTTACTGGACCAGCCATATCAGCCTCCTATTAAGCAGTGGCTGTTGCGCCAGTGTCTACACGAATCCAGTTTGAACCGTCAGAAAACACAAGGTTGCCTGTACCATTGCCAGCTGTTTCAGAAGCTTTTAGCGCGTCTGATACATAGTAAATGTAGCCTTCGTTAGCAGCAGCGGCTGTTGGAAGGTTGGCAAAAGTGATTGGATTTGCCCAGAAAGCTGTGTTTGACTTAACTGGACCTGAAAAAGTTGTACGAGCCATGATTATCTCCTGTCTTGGCTAGTGTCGATTTCACCATGAAATCGTCAGGGATAATTCATTATATAACAAAAAAGGGCGGCATGGAAGCCGCCCTTTTCCGAATAATTGTTCGCTTTATGCGCCGGGTGAACCGAACACAGCGCGCGGGTCGGAATAACCGAAGCTATAACGCTCACGAGCTTTAAAGCGCATGTTACCTGAGTCGAAGTCAGCTTCCATGCCAGTAGACATTGGAGTACGCTCAAAGTGCTTGAAGCCGTTTGGCGCATCTGTCTTGATGAAGAACGCATCTGGGTCTGTCAGGAAGTGGTTAACAGTGTAACCCTCTGGCAGCATACCCATGTTGCGAATGGCGTTCACATCGTTGTCGGCTGTACCTACGCGCAGGGTAGATTCCAGCAGACGGTCAGCAACAAACTGAAGCTGTGGTGGAACGATAAGCTTGGTACCGCGCAGGGCGATAATCAAGTTACGCTCGTCAACGAAAGTTGAGATGTCAATCAGAGCATTCTCAAGTGAAGTTTCGTTGAGGTCAGCAGCAGTTGAAGGCTCGTTGCGGAATGTACCGCCACCAGCCAGTGGGTGGTCAGTAGCGCAAAGCTCCTTACCGTCACCGCCAGTGTAGTTGCTGTCGAACGCATTGTTCAGAGTTGCAGCAGCCTTAACTTGCTTTGTGTGTGCCATTGAACGTGCCAATGCGCGGGTGTAACGAGCGCCAAGACGGTCGTACAGGTTATCTTCCATTGCTTCTTCAGTCAGCGCGAATGCCAATGAGATAGTCTCATGGGTATAGCGAGCTGTGTAAGCTTCTGAAGCGTTGTCGAAAGATACGCCAGCACCTTCTTGCTTGGTCTGGGCGTTACCAAAGCCTACGAGCATTACCTCTTCTTCAAACGCACGGTCTGAGGATTCGGTGTCGTAGATTTCAGCGTGTTCCGCGTCATAGCGGTCATATTCCATGCCGAACAGGGCGTTCAGGCCTGGCTCTAGTTCTTTAACTAGTTGTGCTCTTGAAATAGCCATTATCTAGTCTCCTTATGCCAAGCCAGCGGTGCCGCCGCTTAGTAGGTGGTTATTGATAACAACCATGACGTTTGTGTTGGCTGAACCAACATCACTGTTTTCAGGGTCTTGAGAAATATCAATCGCCTTCAGTGGCAGTGTTGCAGTGGTCGCACCAGTTGAAACACCAATTTCAGTGCGTGAAAGCCCTGAATTTGTGTCGCCAGTACCAACAACAATGTCAAAGTTACCGAACAGGTCAGCTACTGGAAATGCAGCATCTGCCTGGATTTCGTAAACTACGTCTGGCGCGTCAATTACGAAAGCTTCAATGTCGGAAGCAGCAATTGAGCCAGGGTAGTAGTTTGAAAAGGTTTCTTTCCCTGTAGTAGGGTCAGTGTAACGGCAGCCGTTGAACACACCCAGAGCCGCGTCAGTTTCGCCAGCAGCTTTCTTGCCAATTGTCCCGGCAGTTAGTGTTTCCACTAGGTCGCCTTGGAAAATAGCAGTAGTAGCGCCGGAAGCGATACGGTAGCGATTCTGTTGGTTCATAAAGGCAGAGCCGTTCATCATCCGCGCTGGGCGCAGACCAAAGGCAGCATCTTTGTTTGCCATTTTGAACTCTCCTTACGAGTTTATTTTTGGCCTCTTGAGCCAAAAGTGACTGAACTTGAACGCTGCGGAGCGAGTTTGGGCATAGCCGCATTGGACTCACGCATCCAATCTCTATCTACAGCTTCCATCTGATTTTCTGTGACACTACGGTAATGTGCGTCACGCTGTTCCACAATCTCTTCAGGTATTCTGGCAAGAACCAGTCCACCTACGCCGATTACGCCAGCGTTTTTACCTTCGTCAATGACAGGTGCATCGAAATCAGGGTAATCTTCCGCCCGTACAAGCTCCCAACCTTCACGGCGGCGCTTATGGACGTTGTTGCGGTCATCGTATTCCATGACTGACTCACGAATCCAGCGGTGTTTAAAACCGACAGGGGCTTCGGGAGCTTCAAGGGTTGATGGTGGACGCCACGCTTCTACTCTCGCTGTTTTTTCACGGGTTTGCGAATCCCGGCTTGCGCGGTCAACCATTATGCACTCCTTGTGTCTAGTTTTGCGACTTCTTTTGCGTACCGCTCAAGAGGAATATTCATCTTCTTAGCGAAAGCCACTTGACCTGGTGTTAATTCCACCGTCTTTTTCCGCCCTGATTTCACAGACCGTCCAGAGGACGCAGGCGCAACAGTTTGGGCGTTCTGCCGTTGCGACTGAAACTTGTGCGGGAATTCTTTACGCATACGCTTATCAATTTCCGCGTAATATTCGTCACTTGTAGGGTCATACCCTTCAACGCCTACAAGATGCTCATGTATGGCTTTAACGCCACTTGTCATAACCATATCTTTATTGAACCAGCTATCATTCTTAGACATCCAAGAGCGCAGCTTTGGGTCTAAATCCTGTTCACGCGGTACAGCCTGCCTTTGCGGCATTTGCGGCGGCTGCTGCTCAACATTGACTTGCTGTTCCGCTCTCTGCTTTTGAACGCGGACTCTTTCCTGTTCAATTGCAAGACGTTGCAGCAAAGAAACAGCTTCTGTCTCTTTATCAATGTCGCCAATATCGCGGGCTTCTCTAAGCAGCTTTTTAGCTTGCTCCATCTGAGACTCAACGCGGGCACCGTATTCATTGGTGTAGCCTTGGTCCAGTTGATTTAAGCGAGCCTTTATTTGCTTGTTTTCTTCAGCGACTTGCTGCGCGTACTGATACGCAGCTTCTGCCTCTTCCATTGCCTGCTTACGCTTGGCTGTTAGCTGATTAATGCGCTTCTGCACATTGCCGCTATAATTCTCTAAATCATCTTCAGACGCCCCGTCATCGGATGAATCATCTGAAGAGTCGAACAATTGTTCGGGTTGTTTTTCAGAATCTTCAGTGTAGGAATCATCAGAATCCTCAACATCGAATTTGAAATTATCTTCAGCTTCTTGCATTTCTTCAATACTCATAATATGCCTCCAGTATTTTTATACATACGAGATATCTGATGGGTCAAGTATAGTGGCGATAATGTTATCGTCATTTATCAGTCTTACCTCAAGACCGTCCACTTTAAACCTATTCCCAGCATATCTGCCCATAAGTACCCATGATTTCTCAGAAGCCCACGCGCCTGATGGAAACTTATCTTGGTCTTTATAGGCGTCTGGACCAACCTTAACAACGTAGGCAGCAACAGTCGCAAACGCTTCTCTATCACGAGTGGCGTCTGGGATATAAATCCCGCCTTTTGTTTTCGCTGGTGGGTAATAAGGAATAACAAGAAGGCGATAACCTACAGGGTCAGGAAGCCGCTCTAGCGCGGATGCGTCCATCTCTGATGGGTTTTCTGTGTTCTTGTTCTCCTCTTCTGGAGGAAGAGCTTTCTGCACCGCCTTTGGTATTTCAGTCTGTGGCGCATCAGACTTCATGTTAGCCGCAACCCTTTCAGGCACGAATAGTTTTTTAGCCATCTTCAATGACCCCTCTCATCGCGGCTCTTATTTCATCTTCACAGTAAGTCAGTCCGCGTATTTGACCCACTATGAAGCGGTAGTTTTCCATATTCTCTACCGCACCATTCGACAGCATAGTTGCATAGTCATCCTTCTGCTGTCGGATGTTCTTTAATAAATGTTCAGTTAATGCTATTGCGTCCATAACCCCTCCAGGCGTAGCTTATTTAGTTAGTTTTTTGTACTTTTCAAAGCTACGCATTCCGCCAAGACCTAACATACCTAACAATATAGTCATTAAGCTATCCATATCAAAGGCAGGGTATGAAACTGCGTCATATCCAAGATAGGCGGTAATTACATCTGCTGAAGGAAATAAAATGAAGTGCGCGAATAACGCAAGACCACAAGTCCAGCCAATAAAGGGGCGCCAGCCTGCTACAAAGATGTTTCGGTGCTTCGCCTCTTCAGCGTTAATAGCCATTTGGCCTTTTGCCAACTCTTGAGCATGTTTTTCCGCCATAGTGGCGATTTCATGCGCCAATTTATTTTTTTGGTCTTTGTCCTCAATGAACTTACCAATTATTTCAGTGGCTGGGCCTATTAAAGCTTGTAGCATGTGAACCTCCTACCCTTTTAAGTACATAGCAAATAAATATATAGCAAGTAAACCCAACACACCAACAAGAACTGCGAAAGCTATTTCTACAGCCTGTTCTATCTGCCTCTTTCTTTTTTCTTTCATGGCTATTCTTTCTTTGCGTATCTTTGCCTGTATTCGCAAAACATCTTGCCAAGCATTAAATCCATAATTAGCAATTAAAAAGTTTCTAAGCTCATTTTCCATCTCTTGAGCTTTTCTATGTGACATAAATGTTTGCAACGCCTCTTCACCAACGCTGCCGTATTTTTTCTTTTCTTCTTTGTGGGTGTTTTTTACGGAGTCTATGGCATCCATAAACTTGCCGATATCAGATGCCATAGAATAGACATCTTTGGAAAGGGAAAAACCCTTTTTAAGAGCGCTAAAGCTGGCAGTGGCTATGGCTATCGCGGTTGCGGGGTCCATTCTTTACTCCAAACAAACCCTCCAGCTATTCAATAATTTCTAAGATAGCCCCGTCTTGCATTTTAACTGTCATCTCTTTACAAGTCCATCGCTTGTTAAAGTCCTTTTGATAGCGACCTACTTTTCTTTCAATTTTGCGCTTAGTGGAAAGACATTCAGAAAGGTTATCATACGGCGTAAATTCTAACCTCTCGCCTGAAATAACAAGCAATAAAACGAATGTTAACTCAGTCACCATTGCGAAGCGCCTCTAGGCGTTGTTCTAAATTAGATATGCGCTTTTCGTAAAACTCTAGGGTAAGCTTTTGTTGCTGGTCGTATGGAGCGCGGCCTTCTTCTATCTCTGTGGCAAGCTTTTCTAGCTCTCCAGCAATATGCTCTATTAGCATAAATTGTTCGGAATCGGCTGGCAGAGAACCCATCTCACCGCGAGGCCATTTGATGCGGAAGTCTGTGTTCTGTGTAACATCAGAATTCATCATGGTGATGTTAGTCTCAATCTGGTTGAGCCGCTCAATAATACCAAAATATGCCCATGTGGCTACGGACGCACCAGCAATCATGCTGATGATATTCCGTAGCGGCAGGGCTACTTCAGTATTTTCGCTAACTCTTGGCATTTCCTTTGAACCTGTGCCTAAAGAACACAATCACATTTATAAATGTATTCAGCGTGACCATAAACACCAACCAATATTGAAGCTCTATAGGCATTTACTTTTCATGCCCTAACCAAACGGCGAAGGCGCCTGTCATGGCGCCCGTCACGGTTGCAGTTAGCGCTGTCGCTTGAGAAGTCATGGCCTCTGGACTGAGTGCCATAAACCAGTACAACACTTCGATATACATCCAGGTCATCACGCCCATCATTACGCGGGGTAAAATCTTCCACGCCAGAATCTTCTCCATAGTATATGTCATTAGAACACACCTTGGAATCTCTGAGGCCTAGCTATCGGAGAGAAGCCTTTTACCACTCCACCCGTTCTTAGAGCGACTGGCTTTTTTGGCTGCTGGCTTCTTTGGCTTCGCCTTTGGGATTTCGGCTTTGATTGGTTCAGGGCTATCGCTACCGCTTGTCTCTGCGGGTACCCCTCGCTCCTCAACTTCGATATGTTTGATGATATCGTTTTCTGACTTGTACCTTTGAATAAGGGCATTTCTACGCTCCACTTTCTTGGCTTTTTCTATTTCCGCGACTTTGCGATTTAGTGAACTTGCTGACATTTAATC